GTCATATAATCTTTCACACCTTCCTTTGAGATGAGATTATTAGATTCATATGGAAGACCATAAAACTTATTATCTACGAACTCATAAGTATATCCATGATTATCACAAAACTGTGTAACTTTATCCAATAACCCGACATATATTTCTCCAGTCTGGGTATTGAACAATCTAATTTTTCCGTCCCAATATTTACTACGATACTGGGGCATAAATTTTGCACCGGGCACTTCAAAGGTAAATTGGTCTGCTAACTCGTAGTAGACATGTGGATCTGCTTTTACCTGAAGATATACTTCGTTCTTTTTAGAAATAATCAAATGAGACATAATCCATAGGATTCACCTATGAGTATTTAGTTCATATGTTCAAATCGATACTTTAATAGGTATTATACTTATCATTACGTATAAAATTTTTGATTTCATTGAAATCAAAAACATAAAATTCTGATTCAGTTTTACCATCAAATAAATGCCTCATAATTCTATGTCTCCCATCAAGCATTCGATATTTATTATCGAATGGATTTGAGACGTTATATGCAACTATTCCAGGAATAGTTGGATCGCAATTTTTATATGCATATCCACCACAACATATACAATTTTCACCAACACCATATGGAAAACAATGTTTACTTCTCCATGCAATTTCTTTCAGTTTTATTGTTTCTAATCTGTCTTCAGTTAACATATTGTCAATTATGTATTTTAAATCCAGAACTTTGTCTGATAGTCTAGGTTGTCCTTCATACTCCCAATTTCCACAACACATTGCATAAGAAAATCTTGGGTTATTATTATGAGGATATTTGTTGTTAACTAAAGTAATATCCAGTTTCTTACTATTCATCAGTCATAAAATTTACTTGCGAATATTTATGATTCGTCATAGAACTTAAAATCTAATATTGCTTTATATAATTCACTCTTTAACTTAGAAAGATGCTCCTGCTCAAAAGGATGTCTTGAGGGAGCACCTTCCCAGTTTTGTATTCTTCTACAAACACAGTCATATAAGAGATGAATATCTTCTATGTTAAAATCCATTATAAATTTTGACTCTTCTTCCATTTAAAATCCTGCTTGGAACTTCTGCCATTCAATAGCATTTTTAATTTGAAAGGTACGATTTGAAATTGTTTTAATAATTTCTTCTAAAAACTTAAGTTCAGTATCATAATATTTAATCTTCATCTCAGATGTAATCAGTTTCTCATCAGCATCCATATGCCTCTGTAGTGCCTCTTTATCTCTAACTTTATATGGAAAAGGATTTTCTACATAGACTTCTGCTGATGCTTTTCCTGTATAGTAATTATATCTTTCCAATCGAACACGATTATAAGTTTCTCTTGCCTTCTCTCTCAACAATGTAATGGTATTATACACTGTATAATACTTTGAGTGAAGTTGTGGAATTTTGAGTGATTCATCATGTAGATTATCAGGGTCGATCTGGGAATCTTTTTCCCACATCTCCTGAATTTGATCAAGGTTCATAAACGGGTTCTATTATTTGGAGCAAATATATTGTAAATAGTATACTTGAAAGAGACCTCTGCTGTAAAGTAGTTTGTATCATTTTCTGATGCTTCAAACTCAAGAGAAGATAATGTTACGGGAAATAAACTTTCAAATCTAACAATAGCTACGTCTCTAAAATTACTGTTTAGAATGTGAAGGCTACCATCACTAAATTGTTCTTGTATATCTCTTTGACCTTCATCATTTTCTAATAGATCTTTAAAATTTTGTGTTGTTTCGGGATATCCAAGACCCCTCATCCAATTATGAATTGCCATATAATTTTCAAGATTTTCATCTACCAAAAATCTTAAAGAAAAATCACCATAACTTAACTTATCTCCAGGAATATCAATATCTTTAAGATATGATGGTTGAGTAGCAGTTCCTAAAGAAATTTCTGGTATTCTTGCAGAGTTGCAAAAAAAAGTTACCTTTGGTTCTTTTGTTAAAGTAAATTTAAAACCAACAGGAGATAAAAAATTTCTATTATCTATCTGCCCATCAAATGCAGTTGCCATTTGTTTTTATTTGTATTTAGATAAAAAAAGAGGGTTCCGAAGAACCCTCTGAAAAAATATGTGAACCGTGATCACATGAGGTTGGTGACCTTGACTCTTCTGTAGTAGCGGTTGTCGTTGGTACGGAGACCACCAGTGTTTGCTCCACCAGCAGCACTTGCAAATGGGTTTGCAGCCATACCATAACGAGTCTTAAATCCAATTTTTGGTTGGAAGGTGTTCTCACCAACGGCACGAACCATCTGAAGAGGAACGTATGGGCAATAGAACAGACCTGCGTCATAAGGTGAAGAACCCTTGTAACCAGCAACATAGTACTGACCACCAGATGGGTTGCCCAATGAGTTGAGGTTAGATCCACCAGAATAAGGATCGACATATACGCGATACTTACCAGCAAGAACACCAGCAAAGGTGTTGCCGCTTTCATCAACGTTAAGATTAGCGTTGAGAGCAGGGGTATAATCGAGAACGCCTGCCATGGTGAGAGCAGAAGCAACATCTGCGGAACAGATGATCATGTTGCCCTTTCCACGACGAGTTCTGGTTGCGATAGCGTTAGCATCGCGCTCGATTTGGAAGATCAGACCCTTAAACTTCTCAACAGACCAACGACCATTAGAGTCAACGTCGAGGTCAAAGATACCGGGGGAAGCAACGTTTGCCTGAGCACCAGCTTCGGCAGACTTATAGATGGTACGAATAACTTCGCGGTTGATTTCAGCCAGAATCTCAGTAGAGAGAATGTTTGCCAATTCCGCTTCGGCATTCAGACCATGAATTGCCTTGAGGTCCTGAGCAAGCTCAAGTGAGTACTCAGCCTTCAGTGCGCGTGACTTAGCGGTAACAGTGACTTTCTCGATCGAGAATGCCATCTGGTTGAAGTTGTCGTTGGCTTCTCCAAGTCCCTCTGCATCAGCAGTAGACATACCTTGACCAACATTGTAGTCAGTACCAGCAGCACCAGAATCATTCAGTGCGCCAGGATTGACACCAGATTGTGCAGTTGTACCGAAACCAACACTCTCAACTTCAGAGTTGTCAACATAACGTTGTGCTTGAGTAGCATCAAACCCTTCTCTCTGACCGGAGAATGCAGAATCTGCCTCGTTGAAGAGTGCTTCATCGCCACCCATTCCAGTATAACGAGAACGCATCGCAAAGATAAGTCCGGTAGGACCATTCATTGGTTGAACGCCAGCAACATCATAGGCGATCAAATTAGGCATCGAGCGTCTGATCAGGGAGATCAGAACAGGATCGAAATTTTTAACTCCATCTTGTGCAACAGAGTTAGTTGGACCTTCGGAGAGGAATTCTCTTTCCTCACGAAGCATTTGTTCTTGGTTCTCCAGGAGTTGAGCAGTTACTGCTCTGCGGTGAGCGTCTTGGATATTACCCATTCCCTCATGATTGAGGATAGGTGCCCACTTCTCCTGCAGATGCTCTAAATTGGGCATTTGCATTTGTTTTTACCTCTTAAAAGTTTTAGTTTGACTTATAATTAAAAAATCATTTTTTGGAGACTCTATTCAGAGTCTGAAGATATGATTCCATTAATGTACTGTTTGATTGCTCAACAATCTCAATTTCTTCGGAAATATTCTCTGAATTATCTCTTTGAGCTCCGGCATTTTCTGGGAAGTATGACTTACGCAGAGTTACCAGTTTCTCACGATAGTTCTCTTCACTATCAAACTCAACATTTTCGGCAAGAGAAGCGAGTTTTTCTTTCTGTGAAAGTGCAAGACCTTCGCAGACATCTGAGAAAATTACATCAGCAACTGACTCAGCTAATCTTTGATTCAAAGCAATATTTGTCTTAATTTGCTCGTTGAGTTTATCTTCCATCTCATCTAATTTCTCTACCATTGTAGAGAGTACATCATATTTTTCTTCAGGGATTGTTACATAATGATCTTCAAAAAGTTGCTTCATTCCAGTAAGGAATGATTCAGTCATTTCGGTCTTAAGTCCTTGTTGAACTGCAAGTTGATTTTCAGAAATCCATTCTTGAGCAACATACTCAAGATAGGCATCAACTCTATCAGTCAATTCTTCTTTGATAGCAACAATCTCTTCAATAAGAGATGTTTCATATTGCTGCTGTATTTCTTCTTTTACTTCAGCAACTTTTGCTCTGATTGCAGTTTCAAAAATAGTACGTGCTTTTTCTTGAAACTCCTCAGAAAGTTCTTCACCTTCGAGAAGAGCATTTACATCCTCTTCAACATCATAGATTTCTTCAGAAACAACTTCTTCCTCAGTTACTTCTTCTTCAGAAACAACTTCTTCCTCAGTTACTTCTTCTTCAGAAACAACTTCTTCTTCAGTATTTGTAGATTCCGCAGCAACAGCTGCTCTATTGACAACATCTTTTACTGTTGCAATAATTGGTTCTCTAAGTTTTGCCGAGTCATCATCTGTACGATAATTCTCTGGAGTTGGGCCGCCGAGATCCTCTATTGCTGCTTGTCCTGGAGTCATGACTCCAGAAACATTTCCAACTTGCATTGGGTCAGCAGGAGCAGCGCCTTTGGTTACTACGTTTTCCATTTCTTGTAAATTGCTACCAACGGACATTTGATTAGATATTTTTGTATTAATCTATATTTATTTATAATTTAAAGATTTGAAAGAAATTCATTGAATAAGTTCAATTTATGTTCTTCAAGTCTTTTTTGGTCAACAAGAGTATTAATTCTTCTCTGAGTCTTTTCTGCAAGTTGCTCACGAAGAATTCCCCCTTCCCAAACCCACTCCTTTCCTTCCATGATTCCTTGAACAAAAGCATCGGGAGCAGAAGGATCTGCAACAATATCAG